ATGGAACGTGAAAGTCAGTTGACGGAAGAAGAGAAAATATATTTTATGGAAGAAGCGATCAAGGAAGCCAAGAAGGCTGAAGAAATCGCGGAGGTTCCGATTGGTGCGATCGTTGTCCATCAAGGAGAAATTATTGGTCGCGGCCATAATTTACGAGAGCACAGTCAGGATGCGACAAGTCATGCGGAAATGTTTGCTATTCGCGAGGCCTGCCGTCATTTGGGTAGCTGGCGATTGGAAGAGTGTCAGCTATTTGTTACGCTGGAGCCTTGTCCAATGTGCAGCGGCGGGATGATTTTGTCGCGGGTGGAAGAAGTTTATTTTGGAGCATATGATCCCAAGGGTGGTACAGCGGGAACGTTGATGAATTTATTAACAGATGAGCGTTTCAACCATCGCGCGTACGTTGAGGGCGGTATTTTGGAGGCGGAATGTGGAACGCTATTGACCAATTTTTTCCGCGCCATTCGAGCACGGAAAAAAAAGACTAGCCAAAACGAGTAGAGTTTGTTATACTATTTTTTGCCGAAAGGCAGGACAATGCCGGGCCTGTGAATTGTGTCAGGTCTGGAAGGAAGCAGCACTAAGTAGGATCCGGCATGTGTCTGATATAAACCGCGTAACAGCAAGCCTGAGAGCTTGCTTTTTTATTTGTCAAAAACCAAAAGGGGCAGAAAAGGGGCAAAACTCATTTGCCTTTAGCATTGAGCTTTTCAACAATACTAGCTTTTGTTTTCTTGGTTACATGAGTGTAGATTTTCATTGTTGTCTCCATGTCTGCATGACCTACGCGTTCCATGATTGCTTTTACTGGTATGTTTAATTCAGCAAGTAGGGAGATGTGAGAGTGTCTAAAAATATGACTAGACATTTTCTTTTTGATAGCATCTTTACCAAGTTTGTCATTCATAGCTTTTAGCGAATTGTTGAACGCATTGATTTGAATTGGTTTGCCAGTCTTGCCAACAAAGAGATAAGAAGTCTTTCCTTTGAATTTTAACTTGTTCTCTAAAATCAATTCGTCAATTATTTCTATTGCTCGATTTGATAGATCAATTTCACGATATGATGCTAATGTTTTTGGCATCTCTTTTTTTGCATTCTTGTAGCCGTCCGAATAATCTAGAGTACCAATCACTTTTATAGTTTTGCTATTCGGATCGTAATCATCGATTGTGAGGCTTATAGCTTCGCCTGCACGCAGTCCAGTTAAATACATGAACTCAGCTAACCTTCCGTGATGGACGCTCTGAAACGTGCTGTAATAGACGTTCAATAGCTTGTTGATTTCTTCTTCTTCTAAATACTTATCTTCCACTCTTTCATAAGTTTCTTTTGTTAAAGCTGGCTTTGGAACTTTCGTCCTACTAATAGGATTAATTTTGATCATTTCCATATCGACTGCATAATCAAGCGCCATTTTTAGCACACTTCTAAACTTTTTTTTGTATTCATAAGATTGAGTTAACCCGTTTAGGAAATCTTGATAAAACTTTGTATCTGTATTACGTACCACTGCTTCAGTGTTAATGTTCTTTCGTATGTATTTCAAAAGTTTCTCATAATTAACTTGTGATGATTGGCGAATAGAAACCTTATGCTGATTCCACCACGCATCTAATAGCTCGCCAAGTGTAATCTTGATTTGATTCTTTTCTTCGATCTTCTTATCAATTTTTTCTTGAAGTTCTATGTTTGCTTGCTTCTTAGCTTGATTAGATTTGCTGTTAAGTGTGATGGAAACTTTTCTGCTTTTTTCTGTGTATGGGTCAATGTATCGTTCAGAATATTTGTATTTCCCGTTCGGTAATTCTTCAATCCACATGTAAATTCAACTCCTTAAATGGAACGTATGTTCTTTTTTGGCGTTATTAAAGAAGCCCCTAAAGTGGGGCAGCTTTAGTACGAACCAACCCATGAAGCATTTGCAAAATAAACTTCATAATCAGTTGTATCGTTCATTATATCGAAATAAGCGATACCTGTAGCAGATTTTCCTGGTTGGATTGTTTCAGAATAAAAATCTCTTGAATTTAGTTCAGCTTTCATATTATTACCATCGTAGAAATCTAATTGATGCGACGTAACTTCAAAAGGCTTATCCCCTAAATTCGTCACTGTAAAAGTAACTTTAGCGAAGTATCCATTTTGAGGAATATAATAGTCCCCGTCACCCATATCTTTTTCCACCGAATCAATCTTTACATCCATCATATCTCCGGATTCGCTTTTTAAAGGCTGGCTTTGACCAATAGAGGCAGAGGTGGCAGTATTCGGACTAGAACTGTCACCACCGACGTATTCAGAATCTGGCTTGGGAGCGTTTTCGTCTGAAACTTGCTGCTTTGCCTTCTTAAATTCCGAGTCGAAATCGTAACTGCTTGTTCCAGAAATTGAAGATTCAGTTTCGCTAGAATTGCTATTCACTATTCCGCTAACAATGAATATTGAAGCAACAATAAACAATCCTAATATTACCCAAATAATTGGATTTTTAAATTCACTTTTATTCATTTTATTCCCTCCGATTAATATTTTCTTTTACTGGGATTAGCCATGTCCCATACAACTTTACCTTCTATATAAACTTCCTCAAGTTCATAAGGATTGGTAATCATGATCGAATGCTCTTTTTCATCATATGAATCGGGTTCTAAAACAACTCCCGTCTTAAGTCTGTAGAAGCGCTTAACAGTATATTCTGTTCCGTTGAGCCTAACAGCTGCTACATCACCATTACAAACCTGCTCATCAGGGTCTATGAGAATATATTGTCCGTCTGGGAATAGTTTGTTCATAGAATTGCCTGTAATTTCTAATAATTTCGAATTTGGATGTTTCAAACCTATATTCAACGGGATTTCTACATCCTCTGGTATCTCGTAGCTTTCAAGAGGACGTCCTGCTACTATTTTTCCAACAAGAGGACGAACCATTGTTTTACCAGTCATCGACATGAGCTCTTCTCCTATTAAAAAAGAGTAATCAAGGTCTAATGCTTTAGCGGCTGTTAAAATCTTGTTTTCTGGGAAAGGAATCTCGTGCGAGGCATATCTGGATATAGTAGAGCGATTAACACCTAATTTTTTTCCAAGTTCTTCTTGAGATATTTTTCTCGTTTTTCTGTATTTCTCGATTAAGTCAGCTATTTCACTGTTTTTTCTCAATTTTTATCACCTCTCGAAAACATGTTCGTATCAACGATCCTAGTATAACAAACGTGCGCATAACGCAACAAGCAAAATTATTTATTATTTTATGTTGCGTATACGCACGAATCTTGTTATGATTCATTATGTAACAGAGAGGAAGGTGAATATAATTGTTATTTGACTATAATTTGTTAAAAGAAGCTCGAAAGAATGAAGGGAAGACAAAAGCTGATGTTGCTGCATATTTAAACATTGGTAGAAGCTCATATTCTAGAAAAGAAGATGGACTAATTACTTTTGACGTACGAGAATTGGCTAAGGTAATGGATTTCTTAAATATCCCGAAATCTAGAAGAGGAGAATTTTTTTTACCTCAAAACGTGCATAAAAGAAACATTCGATAAGTAAAAACGTGCGTTAAAGAAACTTATCCACAGGCTGCAATAGAAAAATAAGAAATTGATGAGAAAAAATAAAATAACGGATTCACTTTGTGGATAAATAAAAGCTTAAATAATGTTGATTTGGCAGAAAACTAATTTAGTTAATTAAATAACGCAAAGGAGGATAAATAATGACTGAAAAAATCGCCTTGGCAGAAACCATCAAATTGCCTCAATTATCAATGCCAAAGGATGAAGCGATTAAGTATTTTGGATTTGAAGGACATGAATCTACATTCCAAAGACTGTTAGCAGAGTTCAAAGTACATCCAGATTACAAAAGCGGTTATCGAGCACCGACTTACAAAATTGTGCTGATAAATATTAATCTGTTTGATCAATTTTTGGATTGGAAGGACAAAAATAAATTTAAATAGAGGAGGCAACAGCATGAATGAAATTAGCGAGACTTTCGACTATTCAATAGTGGATGATAGGACTGCTAGTTTTCTCAAAGCAAAAGAACAAGAAATGAGAGCGATCGTTTTGAATGGAGCAGTTCAACTTGGAGATAAACTGATTGAAGCTCAGGAAAAGCTCGCAAAGTACAACAATGGAACGTTTGAAAAATGGTTCAAGTCTTTAGGGCTGAAAAAGACAACGGCATATAACTATATAAACCAAGCGCAATTCGTTCATCAAATGAACGAATCGGAACAAATCAATATTTTCCAAGAACTTCCAATGACTTTAAGAACAGAAGTTTCTAAACCTTCCGCTCAACCTGAAGCAGTCGAGTTAGTTCTATCTGGCGATATAAAAACCACAAAGGAATATCGAGAATTAGAAAAGCAGCTAAAAAAGAAAGATGAACAAATCGATAACCTTTCAGAAGTGATCAATGACATGAGTATTCAACAACCAAGAGTCATCGAAAAGGAAGTAGTTGTTGAAAAAATTCCGGATGATTACGAAAATTTGAAACAATCCTATTCAGAATTAGAAGAACGAAGTTCGCAACTTGAATCAAGTTATAGATATTTGTTAGCTGAACGAAAAGAAGTGGATGAGAAATCGTCTAAGTATGAACAACTATCAAAGGCAATCAACCAAGCTGAAGGCAAACTAAACGAAACTCAGCAACTTATTTCTAACTACAAGAATCTATCAGATGTATTAGAAAAATCGAATGAGTTCTTGTCAGAGGCAAGCATCTTAATCTATCAGGATTTGTCAGAGGTGATCAGGCGGGATGGACTTGCAAAAAGAGAACTAGACTTTCTAACCGAAAGGCTGGAGAAATTTTTATATGACTTAAAATCAATTAGCAAAAACAACATATTGGAAGGAGAGATTATCAATGAGTAATCAGCTATTAGAACTAGAGAAAACCCTAGAAAATCAATTAGTTTTGGTGAAAGAAATGCGCCTAATCAAGAGCGACGTTTCCAAGATGAAAGAGGAAATCACGAAGGATGTTCAAGAATTGCGAGATAGTATCACATTGAACCGTCACGAAGGAGCAGAAATTCAGTCAGCAGTTGGGAAGAAAGCATGGGATTTAGCAAAAGAATACTTCGATCATAAAGTGTCAGATGATTTGTTTTTGGCTAAAGTTGGACACTTCCGCGGAATCATCTACAAGCGATTAAAAGAAACTTTTAATGTACCGAGATACTATGATATTCGCCGTATTGATTTTACTAGGGCAAAACAAGTTATAGAAATCGTGTCATTAAGCAACTTAAAAGATTACCAATTACGATTAACAGCACGGCAAAAAGAAATAGCTTACTTGAATGCTGACGATGTTGAAGGATTAGAGATTGCTTAAGAGGAGAGAAAAAATGAAAACTGGAATTTTTGAAACAAAGTATTACACAGAAGAAGGTCAATTCACATGTAAATGGTTAATGATTTTTGGTAAGTGCCTATTTATTAAGCATAAAAAGGCAGCTTAAAGAGACCGCCTCATGGAAAAGTTATTTTGTATACGTTGTTTTATCACAGCTTGGGCACGGTGGTAGCGTGTCCGTACGATCATCAAGTCTTACTTTTTGACCGCAATTTTTACAAGTATACGTTCCTTTTCCTGGTTTTTCACCAGTAGTATAAGCCATAAATTTTCACCTCACTTTCCAAAATAATTATAGCACCACACGAATAATAAAATCGCTTTTTATAAGAAAGGAAGTACCACATGAAAAATAAAAAAATTGCACTAGGAGTTACCGCTGCATTGTTTCTAGGTTCAACTGTAGGATTCGCCGCAGGCGCTGGGTTCTTCGATAACGCAACAACTGTTGAACAGAATATCTACAAACTGGCTAACATTGCTACGCAGAACAAGCAGAAGGCAGCAGATGTTCAAAGTAAACTTGATCAAACGACTGGGCAGCAAAAGAACCTGCAAGATCAACTAGACAGTTTGAAACAGCAATTGGCAAACAAACAAAACGAGGTCAATGCGAAGCAATCTGAAATCGAAGCCAAACAACGTGAAGTCGAATCTAAGCAACAAGAAGTCACGCAGAAACAGCAAGAGGCTGATAAGCTGCGTAACGAACTATCTAGCGCTCAAAATGATTCAGCACAAAAAGACGTACGCATGGCGGAGTTAGCAAATTTGAGCCAACAAAAAGTAAACGAGTTGGGCCAGTAGGAGGATTAATGATGAAACGACTAAATTTTCAAACGATCCTGCTATCGATGATCGCAATTCCAGTTTTCACGTTAGTCAATATTTGGCTGGCCTACGGCTACATTCTACTTTTCTTTTTGGTGATCGGATGGGAAAAGAAAAAGCCAACCGAGGAGGCTGACTAGATGAGGACCGTATTTGTAATAGTATCTTCGTTCTTTACTATTAGTAGCTTATGGTTACTTATTTCGTGGATTCAAATAATAAAGGCACAAAAAGAATTAGAGCTGCAAGATGTAATGATCATGGTTTTAGCAGTTATTGCCGTAGGTTTGAGTGTTACTTTTCTTCTAGTGAGCCTATTCCATAGGGAGGATTAAATCCAAGTTCTTGAAATGTTTTCTCATAGTCGTTATACGGAGCTAATTTGCCACTTGGATATCTAACCCATTGTGTATTTTTATAGTCTGTAAAAAACATAAAAGGAATTGCGTGAGTTCCGCCAGCAGCGACACCAGGACTTTCCATTGTGATTTGATAACTTCCTGGAGGCAAGACGTCAATATAGGTTGCATAACTTTGAGCATCTTTTCCAATTGCAAATTTCAAATACTCATTCAGTTTTCCGTTACGGTTTTGTGAGCTTGCCAAAAAAACGAACACATTATAAACAGGCGTATTATCAGCGTTATTCAAATTAACTTTTTGAGTATTGCCACCAAATTCTGTGCTCCAAGTAGATATGAATTTGGCTTGTTCAATTTTTTCAGCTTTGTTCTTTTCGTCATTAAGCTTTTTGATTTGTTGAGAGTTAATAATAATGTTCCACACTGTAAAAATTGCCACAAGCATAGCAACAACTTTAGAAATATTATCCAAAGTAAAAAAAGAATTTTTATCCAAAAAAAGCACCACCAGTTTTTAAACCATTATATCAAATTGAAAGGGGAGAAAAGGACATGAGTAGAAAAGAAGCATTACAAATTGGCAGAATTATCGCTGATCGTTGGTGGCATCATAACGAGTCAACGATTCTAGCAAAACAGAACATCGAGCGAAGAAAAGCTTGGGAACAAAAAAAGCTCACTACGCCGGCAAGCAATTAGTGAGTAAATGAAATTCGATTTGAGGTGATTATATCATGCTATCAGAAAAAGAAAAAGTGGCTTTGGACAAAAATATAACCGCAGTTCCTGAACCACTTGAAATTGAACCAGAGACACGAAAGAACGCTTTTGGTGAATCAGTTGAGTTTTATCAAGATGACACAGGAGCGCCGATATATGACACGGATACAATTTATCATTTATCGATTGAGACAGAGACATGTACAAAAATATTTTGGGTGCTATTCGAGCGTGCCCAAGAGTTGCTAGACGAATTTGAAGTAGAACTTGTAACAGCCAAACTTTCAAAACACGGTGATGGCAAAACTTTTAAAAAAGAAATGGAGGAATTATACAGTGAATGAAGAAAAAGAAATTAGTTTCCACGAGAAATATTGTCAGCTCGTAATGAAACTGAATACGCCAAAAGACGTTAAGAATAACTTTGCAGGTTTCGATTACCGAACAGCAGAAGGAATTTTAAAGGCAGTCAAATTAGTATGCATCGATCTTGAACTTAAAAATATTGTCGTCATAACTACTGAAGAAGTCGAGTTTAAAGAAGGACGGTTCTACAAACGTGTGACTGCAACTATTACTGACGGAATAAATAAATACACGTCAACATTTAGCGCACGAGAGCCTGAAAGCAAACCTAAAATGGACGAATCTCAAGTAAGTGGCTCGGCTTCTACTTATGGTAGAAAATACGCTTTACAAAACTTACTGATGATTTCTGATGACGTAGATCCTGATTCGCTAGATAACAGCAAAGAAGGTCTTCCTAATCCGAAAAAAGCAACTAAAACACAACTAGAGGCTTTGAAGAAACACTCTAATGAAATAGCGCAACTAGCCAAGCTTGAAGGAATAGCTTTCTTTGAGCAAATCACAGAAAAGAAGTTTGGACAGTCAGTAGATATAAACAAAATTAATACTGAACAGCTTACAACGTTGAATAGATATTTAAATGAACTGGAGAAATACTACAAAGGCAAGAAGTGATGTAAATGAACAACCTTTCGTATCTGACAAAAATAACGAAAATTACTGGAAATAAAATTATTTTGGAACTCAAAGAAGAGCTGAATATTGAACGCCTCAAAACGATTTTCAGCGGATTTGACGGTGAACGACAAGCGGAACTGTTCATTAAAGATCCACGTGGGTTTACACCGCAACAGAGACGCTTTGTGTTCGCTTTAATGCAAGATATATACATTTACACTGGCGAACCGCTAGAAAGCCTTAAAGACGTGTTTTATTGGCAATTTAGGTACTTCACAGGTAAAGACATTAGCCTATCTAATGAATCTGAAAACTCAGTGGATGAAATAGCGACGCTTGCGGAACTCATCTTAGACTTCATTTTTGAGAATGATATCCCATTCAGAGAGGGGTATGAAATAGCTCCTCAGAATCAAGAGTATTACTTCTACAAATGTGTCATGGCCCGTAAATGTTGCATCTGTGGCAAGCCTGCGGATATTTGCCATATAGAAACTGTCGGAGTCGGTCGGAATCGTAGGAAGATTGATCATACGAAACATACTTTTTACGCTGGGTGTCGAAAGCACCACAGTGAAGAGCATCAAATCGGGACACAAAACTTTTTAAATAAATATCAAATTATCCCAACCAAGTTAAACGCAGAATCAGTGAAGCAGTTGGGAATATAGGAGGAACTGTACATGCCAAAAAAGAATAAAGAAATAAAGAATTTGCATCGTCACTTAAAAAGAGCAGCTTCGTCGTTTGATTCAAGACCCATACTAAAAGCTGTGCATTATGATGCTGACGGGAGTATTAGTGTTACTGATTCTCATCGATTATTAAGGATCGCAGACTTTCACAATCATAAGGAAGAATTCAATCAAGATTTGTCAACGATGATGCTATTAGATGGGAATTATCCAGATACGAGCCGATTAATTCCTAAAAAGTTTAGTACTGAAATTACCATCAGTTTGTCCGTTTTGATCAGAATCATGAAGGCTTTAGGAACTAGCTCTGAGGAATGTGTTCATTGGAAACTTTTAGAACATAAAATCATTTTTAGCAATCAATCTGACAAATTTAACTATGGAGAACCGATAGAAATATCAGCGAATGCAAATATCGAAGGAGATTTGTTTGATATTTCGTTCAAGGCAAGATACGTCAAAGAATGCTGCGAATTTTTCATGGATGCTAAAGAAAGATATGCGTTTGATGACGTGACAATCAAAATGTTTAGTCCTGTAAGACCGGTTATTTTCACTATTGATGAATCTAAATATATCTATTTAGTGACACCCGTGAGGACTAACTAAACGAGGAGGGATAAAGTGGCTGACGTAAAAACACAGATCTTTCGTCGTTCAAAAACAAATAACTACTCAATTATTCACAACGAAATACTCAGAAGATCTGATATCAGTTGGAAGGCTAAAGGAATTATGTGTTACGTCCTAAGCCTTCCTGATGATTGGGTAATTTATTTGGAAGAACTGATCGAGCATGCAACGGATAAAAAGGCAAGCTTTCGTAGTGGATGGAACGAACTAATAGAAAAAGGATATGTTAGTAGATTTCCTATCAGAAATGAAGCAGGAAAAATAGTAGAATGGCGGACTGAAATACGTGAAAACGTTGATACGAAAACATTCTCACCACTTACCGATTTTCAAGAAGTAGAAAACCAAGAAGTAGAAAACCAAGAAGTAGAAAATCGGAAGCTACTAAGTACTTATTCTTTTACTAATAACTTATCTATACAAAGTACTAAAGAATATATAGATCGATTTGAATCACTTTGGGAAAGATACCCGAAAAAGACACAAAAGAAAAAAGCGGTAGAGCAGTTTAAGAAGAAAATCAAGAGTGAATCTGAATTAACTGAATTTGAGAAAGGTTATTTCGACTATTTGAAATATATCGAGATCACTGATTGGTATCATCCGCAAGAATTATTTAGATGGATACGAGATGAACGGTATAAGGATGAGTACGATCTGGCACCGAAAGTTAGTAAGGGTAACTACAGAAACAACAAGCATCGGATTGAAGAGATGCCAAGTCACATTAACACCCAGCCGAATAAAAAAGAGCCTGACATTGACTGGGTAGCAGAGGCAGAACGTTCTCTCGCTGAAAGAGGTGCAGAGAGTGAATGACTTTGAGTTGCTAAAAACACTACACAATAAGTTGCCTCAGGATTACAAAGAGATACAGATACCTTATTTAACAAGGTATAGCCAACATATCGTAAAAGGGGGAAATGTCTCTGACGATCGAGCCAAACAATTGTTTAAACAATACTGGGTAGGCTATTTCATCTATCATTACCAACAAAAAAATAAGGAATATGATTTTTGGATTCTAAATGGTCAATCATATGAAACACAACTTGATTTTGCGAAAAAGATGTACGAAAAAGTATTTGGACATGTACCCAAAATGAAGGAGAGAAAATGACTAGGTATACATTGCATTTAGAACCAAAGCCGCAATCTCGGCCACGCTTTGGAAGAAATGGCACCTATGAAGATAAGGTCATGAAGCAGTGGAAGCGCAACTGCGAGAGTCAGCTTAGGTTGATGAACCCTAAAATTATCGAGAAGGGCGCTATATTTGTTTCTATGGCATTTTACATCTATCCACCTAAACGGATAGCCGAGGTGAAAAAGAAACGCTTAGAACTCGAATCAGAGGAGATTTATGTTGATAAGCGACCAGACATAGATAACTATATTAAAGCTGTTTTGGACTGTAGCAATGAAATACTCTTCAAAGATGATGGGCAGGTAGCTGCACTATCGTCACAAAAACTCTATTCGTTAAATCCGCGAATAGAAATTGAAATTACAAGCTTGGAGGAAAACAAATGATCAACAATGTGGTTCTAGTCGGGCGGTTAACAAAAGACCCTGACCTACGATATACGGCAAGTGGCACCGGGGTTGCTACATTCACTCTTGCAGTGAACAGAAACTTTACCAATCAAGATGGTAACAGAGATGCAGACTTTATTAACTGCGTAATTTGGCGGAAGTCAGCAGAGACGTTAGCCAATTATGCTAAAAAAGGAACGCTGTTAGGTGTGATTGGCCGCATTCAAACAAGAAGCTATGAAAATCAGCAAGGACAACGTGTCTATGTAACCGAAGTAGTTGCTGAGAACTTCCAATTGCTTGAATCACGTAGTACTAATGAGAATCGGCAAGAGAATAAGAGGCCAAAGAGTACCGATACAACAAATGCAAGTTCTGATCCTTTTAGTGGTTCATCGATTGACATCGGCGACGATGACTTGCCGTTTTAGGAGGGGTTAAATGAGTAGACGTAAAACACCAGAACAACAAGCGGCGTGGAGCGAATTGTTATTATTGATCAATGATCCAGAGTGGTATTTAGACAGGGAAAAAAGTGATAGGCATAAAACGCTTATGAAAATCATATTAGCGGATGACAAAGACGACTCCTCAAAATCGAAAAAAGAAAAATATCAGGACTATTTGAACAAACGTCCAGGGATGGAGAAGAAAATAGTTGAAATGATTAGACAGGGAAAAACAATAGCTCAGATCCATGAGGTATACACGATTGATCGTAAGATATTTGCTTATGTGAGGCACAAACACCAGTTACCAAAATTTAGAAAGCTAGTGGTTCCTACTGCCGAAGAATTGGAAAAGTCATACAAAAGCGGCGGTTGGAAGAAAGCGAGTCGAGATTTTGGTGCGTCCCAAGGAACGATTTATCAATGGATGCGGAAATACGGAATTGAAAGAAACTATGTGATAAACGAAATGGAGGATTAGCATGCATATAGCAAATATCTACGGTGAGTCTATCGTGGGTGAAGAAATCGAATATCTAGATCAACCCTACAAAAACATAATTATCGTGGAGGATTCTAACGGTGACAAACACGTGGTTCACAAAGACACGATCGATAGGAATCGTAAGCGAAAACCAAGCCGTGCAGGAGTGAGGTTTGACCTTCTAGGTTGTCAGGCGCATGGAAGAAAAGGGACGTTGAGAAAGTGGCGGAGGATTGGTTAGGACATAAGAAAAAACTCCGCAAACTGGAGCTATCACGTAGAAATAAGGAGGAAATATTTTGTTTAAAAAACAGAATGGTAAACGCCGTTGGCGAAAAATATTATGGCTCGAAGGTAAACATCAACGTAAAGACATTCGTTGGTATGCTGAGTTTGATCGAGAAATTCGTGAAGATTTCCATTTAACATATCCAGATCGAGTATGGAGACATAACGTAGATTGGCGTCAAAATAGTATCAATGAAATGAACAATTGGCGGTTATTCGTTGACAAGCTTTAAAAAAAGAAACCCAAGCGAAGGAAACAGCCCATGTTTGGGGCTATTACAGAGAAAAGGGAGGGAAGGCTTTGCTTCAAATATTAGAACTTTTTGGAGGGATAGGAAGCCCTCGAATCGCTCTTAGAAATATGGGAGTACCAACTAAATCAATTGATTATGTTGAAATCGATCAAAAGGCAGTCGATAGTTACAATGCTATTTTTGCAAATGATCTTGAGAATAGAGTTCAATCAGTAGTTAATTGGAATTTAAAGCCTGATATCCTCATACATGGCAGTCCGTGTCAAGATATTTCTATTGCAGGGCATCAAAAAGGAGCTGACGAAGGGTCTGAAACCAGATCAAGTCTAATGTGGGAAACCCTACGAATCATTCGAGACATGGGGATGTGGCGTCCACGAGTAGTGATCTGGGAAAACGTTAAGGCAGTAACTGAAAAGCGCATGAGAAAAAATTTCAACCGATACCTGGATGAAATGGAAAAGCTGGGATATTCCAACTCCTTTGAATTACTGGATGCAAGAGATTTCGGAATACCTCAAGCAAGGCAAAGAGTTTTCACAATTTCGATGTTAGATCAGCCAATATTCAATTTTAGTATTTTAAATCGGACACCAATGCGAGATATACGAGAGTTCCTTGTAGAGAATGATGAAGTGAGTTGTGTTTACGATGTCACACAACCTAGTGTCTTATCAGTGATAGGGAAGACTGGAATAAAACGAGCAACGGTGATCAAAGATTTTGCATACACTATTACTACGCGACAAGATCGAACACCAGCACAAATAATTGATTGCGGGGCTGGGCGCTTCCGTTATCTAACTGAATTAGAGTGCTGGAGGCTTCAAGGTTATTCAGACGCTGACTATTTTGCGGCAGCATCAACAGTCGAAAGAAATGGGCGTTTTAGAATGCCAATGTACAAACAAGCTGGTAATAGCATACCGGTAAATATTTTTGAAAGTATTTTTGAAATACTACTTTAACGGAGGAAACAAAGGAGGAAAAGTAATGAAGATTGTATTAAATAAATGTTTTGGTGGCTTTGGGTTGAGCCATGAAGCAAAAATGGAAATTTTTAAAAGAAAAAATATTGAAGTATTCCCATACATCAATAACTTTAGCTATGACTCAGATGATGAATACACGAGACACACAGGCCAAAAGCTAGGTTCGATGGATTTTATCTACTATTTCAAAAAAGACCCGAAAATCGACAAAGTTACAGGAATTTATAGCGAAATTGACCGACTGTACGGAATTGCTGATGATTCCAGTTTTTCAAGTGATTCAAACAGAGGTGATAAGGACCTCGTTGCTGTTGTCGAAAAACTAGGAAGTGAGGCCAGTGGACCACATGCAAGTCTTAAAGTCGTTGATATACCCGATGGGGCTGAGTGGGAAATAAGTGATTATGACGGCATTGAAACTGCACATTATGGTTTTCAAACAGGTAGTATTTAGTCCACTAATGACCACTTTAGAGGAGGAATTAAGTTGGGGCTATCACGTAGGAAAAGAAGGGAATTAAAACAATGGATAAACGAGTTTTAGTATTGGCGCGGAAGTATATGGACGAGGACGATTTTCACGAACTTTACATGTACGAAGATATTTCAAAACCTAAGCAAATAAAAGATTTAGATACTGATGAGGTTTCTTTAGTCTTCAAATCAAAAGGTGAAGACTTTGTTGATGAATTAGATGATATTGAATGGTATCGGATTGTTCCATCAAACAGTCACATGGCTAATTATGTACGGAAAAACGAACGTTACGATTGCACATGGGATGATGACGGCGAATTGGAAGATGATTAGTAAAGTTCCGCAATCGGAGGAAATCAAGGAGGTAGGATTTTGAAAAAATATCCTAGATTAGACAAATACTACGATGAATTAATCAAAATGGAAGATGAAGAACCAGAACGATTCTATGATCAGCGTTCGTATTCTTTGATGTGCACGTTGGAATGTATTTCTAACTACGAGTTTATTAAGGACTTTTGTTTAAAGAATAATTTCAAAAGCGTGTTTGATATTGGTTGCTGTTTCGGTTATCAATCAGAGGTTTTTTATGAATCGGGTATTCAATATCGAGGATTGGACGACACTATATCTAAATACCTTTGGAATAGCGAACTATATGAGTATCAAGTAGGACGTTTTCCTTGTGACGTTAAATCGAGAAAAGGCGAGTTAGGCATTTCCGTTTTATGTTTAGGTTGGAATTGCTATTTGTATGAAGATGCAAAAACTTTGGATGAACAATTTGAATCCTTGGTTAATCAATTTGAGTATTCGTTGATTTATATGCAGCAGAATTTGGTTCCTTTGATCTCAAGACATTTCTCAAAAGTTGAACACTTGGAAGACAATTTTTATTTTTTTAAAAGGTAAGCTAACGACCACAATCAAGGAGGTTTTGTAATTTGAAAATATTAGATGCCTGTTGTGGATCAAAATTATTTTGGTTCGACAAAGACAACAGCTTTGCAACATATATGGATATTCGAGAAGAGTCTTACGAAATTTTCGGTAAGAAAGTGAATGTAAAACCGGACGTTGTTGCCGATTTTCGAAATATGCCATTTCAAGATAACACCTATGATCTGGTTGTTTTTGATCCCCCACATTTAAAATGGGCTGGTCAAAGATCAATTATGAAAGCCCAGTATGGACAACTTGATAAAGACAACTGGCCAGATGACATTAAACAAGGTGTGCGGGAATGTATGCGTGTCTTAAAACCTACCGGTAGCTTAATTTTCAAGTGGAATGAGAACCAGGTAAAACTAAAAGAAGTTCTTAAAGCGATTGAACCGTTCAGTCCACTTTTCGGAAATAGGCGATCACAAACACACTGGCTGGTTTTTATGAAGGAGGACGGCGAATGAATATAGAACATACAGCGTTATACGCTGCATCGGTTTGATGAAGCGATTATTTGGAATGACTAACGCTGCCATATAGCGAAGTCTTTGTAATGCCAAAAACGGAGATGTTAATGGCTGAGTTTGATGTTAAGAAGTTCATCTAACTCAGCCTATCAAGTAAGAATCTATGTGATCATTAATCAAGTTTTTGATCACATAGAAAATCAGGAGGTATGAAATGAATAAACAAAAGTTGATCGAAGGAATTAAAAAAGAAAAATATGATTTTTCAAAACCTGAAACGTCACTCGACAGTTCGGATTATAAGGAAGGATACAATGATGCCTCCGATGACATTCTAGATATTATCAAGCAACTAGATGAACCGCAGAAAGTCAAAGTGCCAGCGTTCGTAGCAGAGAAAATGAAGCGTTACAAATCTGCTTTGTGGATGTTGTCTAGTGAATATTTTGATACTTCATCAGAAGTAGATAGTGACGAGTTGGCCAATTGGATTGATCAAAATAGTGAAACGTTCTTCCGCGCTTGGTTAGACGGCTACGAGGTCGAGGAAGAGCCGAAATTTGTTGTAAAACAAAAAGATGGTTTCTATATCGAAGGTTTAGCGAAGATCGAAGGTAAAACGTATGCTAAAACATTCGATAGTGAAGCTGAAGCATATAAATGGGCGGAGTTATGTTCTGGCATGATCGAGAAAGTGTAGGTGTGAGAATGAGTTTAATCTATAACAATGATAAACCGATAGGAAAATGTGAATCGTATTCGATTGATAAAGTACCTGGCACAACTCCTTTCGTAATGTTAACCAATTATGAGCCTTTGCGATCGGGACTCAACGAAAACCAGCAGGTCGTGTTGGAGTGGTTAGAAGCTTATGCAGATAAGGATAGTGGTGATTGGCCTATGCAAACTATTTTTTATATGTGGGATTGTATTAGAAGCGATAGGTTGGGCGGAGAGGAATTGTCAGCTCTCAGAAAATTGACTAGGATCGAACAATTTGAAGTCCTAGCAGCCTTCGCGGAATGGGGAATGAAAGAGGTGGCGGAATGAAAATCAGTCTTCAAACAATGCATTCATTAGCAATTTCATTGGCTCCCAGTTTTCCCTATTCTGTAGAACAAATCTTTCGTGAGGCTACAAAGCTCAAATCTAAGTTTGAAACTATTGAGGATTTAGAACCAGCATTAAAAAGACGCTTAGAAAAAAGAATGAGGTATGGATATTAGATCCGGTAACCGAAGCAATAACGTAACTTTTGAAAGGATGATTCGAGTGAAAACATATACTCAAGAAGAGTTTAAAAAAATGGAAGCATTAAAAAGGGAGTTTGAAGAAACAGGAGAAGGCGAGTTATTCACAAAAAACACAGTTAAGCGTCGTCTAAGAGTAGGAGAAGAAAAGGCAACACAACTTTTCAATGACTTGACCAATCAGGAGGGCGAATGATGATACCGAATATCGAAATCGGGAAAATTTATAAATTGTCTGATGCAAACCCGCCAGCATTTGCAAAAATCATAAAAATTTCTAAACATGATGTTTGGAACGATGTTTTAGAAGAGGATGAATTAACGCAGCTTGCATGGGGAGATTGGTATCAATGGGATAACAAGGATATCTACTGCCTTTTTGGAACTGGATTTGACACGTATAGACTAGTTCCGGCGACTAAAGAAGAAATTGCCATTTACGAGGATAAAATTAAGAAATACCAATCGGAGGAATGAGTGATGATCAACTGGGAGGGGGAGAATAAAAAAACGTTCAGCCTCTCAGCTAAACGAAGCGATTGCATAGAAAAAGACCTCTGCATATTGGGTGGCAGCGGTCTCTGAGCTAGTTGAAATATGCTTTCAGTTTAATGAAATTAAAAAGGAAGAATCTAGCTCGTCTGAATTATACCATAAAAAAGACCGCGTCATATGAGGTGACAGCGGTCAGTGAGCTAGGGGGTATTCATAATGGTTATAGAGTAACTATTGTGATCTAGCTCAAACATATTATACAACAAAAAATAGTAAATGGAAGTGAATTATATGATACCGAATTTTAAGGCATGGGATAAATACCACGAGATGATAGTTAGTATCATATCCATTGATTTTGAAAATAAGATAGCATACGTCGAGCAGGAAAACGGTGATCGCTATGACATTCATTTCGATAACCTAATATTCCTTCAATCAACAGGCCTGAAAGACAATAACGGCGTTGAGATTTTTGAGGGGGATATAGTGAAAGTCAGTGTTCATAATGGATTTGATTATTATGATAATGAAGTTTGCGTTGTAAGAAAGTCAAGATTTCATTCTGGTTTGGTTTGTATTAATCCAAATAATGATATGGAATGCCGCATATTCAATCAAGATGTTCTAGAGGATTATCAGTACGAAGTCATAGGAAACATCTACGAGAATCCAGAGTTGTTGGAGGTGGAATAACTGATGGGAGCACTAACAATTTATGAGATAAAGAACAAAATCGAAGATACATTTCCTGAACTAGTTTTAGGTTGGAATAAGGAAACAGGGAAGCCTCAAATAATTAGCAAGAATTATTGGTGTGTCATTGCTTATACTTACCATCAAAAATGGATTTTGAAAGCAGGTATAAGCGACTACTCTATTCATATTGCTGCGATCATAAGCTTATTAGAACAATGGGACGGAAGGATAGAATAGATCCGGCAACGTCGCCTATCATGTAGGTTTAGGAGGGATAGAAATGAACACAACAGAGGCTGTAATTAGAATCATTTCGTTTATCATTACGTGGCGTTTAGTCGCTTATATATACAAATCGTACAACAAAAAAATAAGCGAGTTGAGTAAACGAATGAAAACGTTGGAGACACAAAACGAGATATACATTGATTTTATTATGAAATTGAATGATATTTTGAATAAACGTGATACCCAAGATACAGATTGATGGAGGCGATAGAATGAAACTAAAAGAACTAATTGAGCATCATACGCTAAAAGTTATTTTATGCGGACACTGCGAATGTGGAGAACGTAAGTATGATTTGATCACAGATCAGAATCTAGCTTATCCGCCAATTCATGAGTCGACTATTAAGGAAGTTAAACCAGAGCTGCTGGAGGTGGAAGGATGACCGAAAAAGCAGATTACACGATTTGCTCAGTTCCTGATCATATAAATGTAACTTGCCCGCATTGTGATATGGATGATGACTACGACTGGGATAAACTTTATGCAAGATTGGGAAACGATTTATATTTTGGGAATTGCGGGACGATGGGGTGCTCATATTGTGAGCAAGACATAGAATTAGGTGATTACGAATATGATTAGATCCGGCAACGTCGCCAATAGAGGAGGGATTTGAATGGCAACATTATTGTTAATTATTTGTATTGCAATTACGGTTGTTGGAATATTGTTAATGAATGAGTGGGATTACGATCTGTTGGGCTATATTTTATTAATCTTGGGATTAGTATCAGCGATAGTTTTCGGAATAAATGTAGTAGCTAACATGGACGAAGTGGCTTCTGGCAAAGTCATCAATCAAAAAATATCGATGTATCAAACAGAAAACAGGAATATAGAAGAGCAAGTCGATACACTAGTTAAAGAATACATGGAGCATGAGGATAATACATTTGAAAATCCTAGATCAAAAGACACTATGACGCTTGTGTCGTTGTATCCAGAATTAAAATCAGATTCTTTAGTCAAAGAGCAAATCAGCGTATACAACAAAAATAATGCTCAAATCAAAAAACTTAAAGAGAAAAAGATTGACGTTTCAGTAGCTAAATGGTGGCTATATTTTGGGAAATAATTAATTGAACAACGGGGGAAGAATGATTGAGTAGAAATGATTATCTCATAAACGAATTAGATAGGAAGTTTGCGAATTACCCGAATTACAATAGAGAAATCGCGATTCGAAAAGAAGAACTAAAAATGAAAGAGGCTGATGAGAATATCGGCGGTGGTAAAGGGAACATTCGTAGTAATCCTGTTGAACAGCAAGTAATTAAAGAATTATCTGATCCGTATATTGTCAATCGTCAGCTTTGGAAGAAATGTATCAGGGAGACTTTAGAAAGTCAGAGCGCTGATATTAGAAAACTGATGGAGCTGAAATATTGGGGTGAAGATAGTTGGATGGATTGGGTAAGTTTTGGTCAAAAACATGGATATGCTCAAAAGACCATTTATCGATTGCGGCAGAAAATTTTACTTGATTTTGGAAGACGAATTGGGGAAATCAATTAAAATGACACAAAAGTGGGTAGTTTTGTCACTGTCAACCCCTATATAATTGTATTATCAGAGAGTTTTAAATAATCCGCCGAGCAGACGACCCAACCTAACTTTATTGGCATGAAGTTTCTCCTTATACCTCTTAACATATATACGTCTAGCTTGGTGGGTTATTCGCTTTTTGACTACAAGCGTGAGTGGGGCAGTGCCACTCCAGTGACTTAGACGCGTAGCTCAGTTGGTAGTTTCGTTTCGCGTCAATAGCAACCGAGGATAGGCGGATATATGGAGAGTGAAAGCTCGTGTAGGTTGCTTAATACATATTTGGTTAGATGGTCGGAGTTAGTGATAGACTAATTCCACGATGGCTGGGATAGAATCGGTAACCCTGTCTATCTAAAGTACATAATCAAAATTACTTGAAAGAGGTTTTGGATATGATGTTAAAACAATGGAATGAATTAAGAAATGACTACAGAACTTTTGAGAAAAACAACTTAGAAAAGAGAATTGAATTCGAAAAGAAAAACAAAGAGTTCAAAACTAAGAATGAAAAGTTCAGAAAAAATGTAGAAGAACAATTAAAGAAATATACATAA